GATCCCGTCGATCCATAGAGGCTGCGGTAAAGACTTGTCGTTAAATTATAGTGGTACGCGCTGGCCAAATTTGCGTTTTGATACGCAATAAATTCGCCATCGACATAGCACAGCGGGATGAGCTTTGCCGCGTCGCCCATCGAGAACGATGTAAGTTGGCCACGGCTTTCCGTTAGATCGACCGACAGCGTATCGACCGTATCCGGATTCGCTCCACTGTAGCTTGCGAGAGCCGCCGACAATGTCCCCATGGTGGAGTTGCCGATTATCGTGCCGACATACCCATAGCTTCCGCCCGAGGTGCTGGCCATGTAGACGTCGCAACCGCCGTAACTGGGGCCGCCGCTCGCCGCGATCCAAACCTCAAGGTCGCCAGAGAGGAGCGCCGCCGTCGGCTCAAAAATAATCGGCGTGTTGACGCTACCTGGCGGCGACGTGCCAGACGACGGTGAGCCACCCACTGCGGGGCCCCCCGTCTGTTTGTTCGTCGCCGCCGCGGTGCCGCCGCCTAATCCCAGGATGGTCGGCGTCGGCTGCGGCACAAAGTTCGGAGATGGGTAAAGCACGACCGGGCTGTAAGCGCCAAAGAAGTCTTCGGCCGTGATGGTGAGCATGCCTTCGTCGTCTTCCTCGACCGAGGTGATGCGGACTGTGACGGCATTGGCGCCGAGCCGCGCGTCGCTGATCTGCACAAGATCCATCGGCTCGAGCAGGATGTATTTCCAGCCGAGCTGAAACGTATAAGTATTGCGGTAAAGAATTGAGCGCTGCAAGATCAGCTGAGCGACGATGCCGCCGACATAATAAGGGTCCGTAATGGCATCGCCTTGCACCGAGGAACTGCGCCTGACGCCATAAAGATCAATTGATCCCTGGTCGAACGCTTCAGCAATCTCGTTATTGTAGGAATCACCGCGATTCGCGCATTGGATTTGGACATAATTTGTCGCGTCTGCCGGCGTGGACCTCGTAATGTGCAATGGGTCGTCAACAAAACCGCCGGTGATCGGCGTCGCGCCGGAGCGCAGCGCCGGACCGCCAGGTGGGACACCCAAACTGATGCCGACGCTCGATTCCTGAACGATGTAATCGTTCTCCCCAAGGTTGTAGATCGGCGTCATGTTGGGAGGTGTAAAGCTGAAGGTGTTCGGCCCGACGAATGACGCCGTACCGATACCGCCGCCCCCGATCGCGCCGAATGACGTGCTGCCTGGGGGATTGGCTTGGACGATCATGACGCCGAAACCCCCAGCGGCTATCCCAGCCGTAATGCCGAGGCCGCCCGGATATGTTGCCGAGATACCAGCAGCGTTGACGGCAGCAGCGAGGCCGGCCATGGCCGCCGGGAGCTGAAGATTCGAGAAGGTCGTATAGCTGACGGTGAACGTCGCGCCGCCGTTGAAATTCGGGTCTGTGAAAGTTAGGCTGATGGTATCGCCGCCGGTCGGCGTCGGCGCGCCGGTGAAATTGGCAATCGTAAACGCATTGGTGACGGGCATGTCCCCATAGGGGATGATTTTGAGCAGCCCGCCCGACCATACAATGGCGCTGTTCGTCAACTGGACGATATTTGCCAAATACTGCTGCGCTTCCTGCGCTGCATCGATCTTTGGTGAAAGCTGGATGCCGAGCGCCGCGCAATAGCTCTGCAGTGACGACAGGCTGTCGAGATTTGCCGCAGGAAAGCCGGCCCCATAGCGAGGATTCGTCAAAAAATCCGTAATGATCGTCGCCGGATTCGCGTCCGAACCATTACTGCCGTCGGTAAAGAGAGAGACGATTTCAAAGGAAAAATTTGGCAGCGTCGCGGTGTTGCCGAGAGTAAAATCGCCGAATACAATATTGGCGGTGCCGGAATAGCTGAGAGCTTTATAGCCGTGATTGGCTTCCCAGAATTGGTCCTTACCACTCGCGTCCGTGCTGCCATCGCCGCCGTCAACGCCGAGGTGCACGTACGCGTAGCCGCCGCCTACTGATTCGAGGCCAGCCAATGATCCTTCGTTTTTATCCCACCATGCTGAGCCAATACTCGCGATCGGTCCCTGGCAGAGCCCAAGGATAAACGAAGCCGAATACGTGTATTGCTGAGACCCGCCTTTGCCTCCGCCCAGAACCCCGCCCTTGCCGCCCTTGCCGCTGGCCCCCTTGGTCGGGGTGGCCATGAAATCGTCATAATCGAGAAGATTCGGCGTTAATCGATTCGTTCCGTAAACGAGCGGAATTACGCTCGCTTTTTGCGAGCTCTGGAATTTCAGCGATCCGGCGGCGCGCGATTGTTTGGCGTTTGTGCCACCGAACCCGAGGATGCCGCCCATGCGTCACCTAAATGGATCGAAAAATTTAACTTCGCGTCCGCTCAAATTTGGCTGTGTCGCGTCGTAATAGATGACGCCGGCCTTATGCCAGGCGTGGATCATGTGAGGCCATTCGATGACGATGGCCCCGTGGGCGAAACACCGACCGAACTTCCACAGAGCAATATCGGCGGGTTGTGGTGGGCCAGCGATCTCGCGCGCGTATTCCAGAAGTCCCCTCATGTACCGCTCTTCGCTGCGGTGCAGGTTCCAATCCGGAGGATAAAAGGGGATATCGATATGCGGGATGACGCCAGCTGCTTCGTAAACCTCTGCGAGCAGCGTGAGGCAATCGACGCCGACGCCTTTAGATCTTCCCATGTGGTGGTAGGGCGTGCGCCACCATGCACGGGCTTCAGCAATGACCGCGCCGCGCCGGGGATCGGTCATCACACCGCGGTCTCCGGCGTGGGAACGTACGGCATTCCACCAAAATGGACGGCGTTGTTGAAGATATTGGTACAGGTCGCAAGGGTGCGGTCACACCCGGGCAGCAGCTGGAACTGATCGCCGAGGGCGACCGGCGACAGAAAGGCGAGCTTGACCGTTACGGCGCCGCCGCTGACAAAGGTCGATATCGTGCGACTGTAGCCGGCATTGCCCCCGGTGACGCCGACGATCGTCCCTTGTGCGTAGGGTGTCGTCGTCGTTGGCGCCCCCTGGATGACTGTCGTCGTCGATCCGCTGGCGGCCGAGAATGTTGCAGCGAGACTCGACCGGTTGAATAGGCACATCGCATCGCCGAAGACATGAGTGCAGCTCGATTGCCACAGTCGCCGCGGCATCTGGATATTGAGCAGTTCTAGATGCGAGCGACATTTCATGTCGACGCCGGTGCGGCTGCAATCGATGTCGGAGATGCGCCCGGAGAACAGGATTACCGTCCCGGCGCTGGTGTCGCCATAACCGCCGCCGGCGGCGCCCATAAAGGCACGTTCCAGCTGCAACAAAGCGCCGTCGAATTGTCCTTGCCACGCGGCCTGGAGGAACGGCGTCGAGCCGATGAGGTCGGTCGTCTCCGGATAGATCTTGATGTCGAGCTCGTCGACCTGGGTGCCGATCACGACCTTGGTCTGCGAGCGTTCGAATTTCGGCCCGGCCGTGAAAAGGTAGCCATTGGCAACGATCGACGTCGGCGTTGCCGAATAACGCAGCATCGTCGTGCCGCCGGCCAGGGTGAAGGTGTAAAGGTCGGCCATGATGAATTGTTCGCCGCTGTTGAGCAGCGCTATCAGGGCGGCCGAAGCAGGCTTCACGGCCGCACCGAGATAAAGGTGAGCTTTTTTAGCTGCCACAACCGAAACATGAAATTCTCGAAAGCATAGCTGTCATCGATGAACCGGCACCGAAAGTAATAGCTGTAGTCGGCGGTGATAATCAGCCCGCTGCCTGGCGCCGTATCGAATGTCACCAATCCGGTGTTCGGGTCTGCGCTGTAGCTTCCGGGGCTTTGCGTGATGCCGTCGAGGTAGATCGCACTGACGATGTTGGGCGCTAAGATTGGTTCGAGAAAGCCGCCGCCGGGCAGCGTTGCGCCTACCGCCCGCTGCAGTTGGAAGACGGTCGCACTGGCGTTGCCCGTACCGATCTGCTGCCCGGTGACCTGATCATCGCTCGGGTCCCGAAACAGGAATGTACCGAAGGCGCCCTGGCAGAGCATGAAGAACCCCATAAGGGTCCGCAGCTCGTCGTAACCGGCTGCGGGGTTGTCACGCAATAAATCAAAGACTAGCGTGAACTGCCAAAGCGGGTAGGGGTAATCGAGCGCTCGCAATTCCCGCCCGGACACCGCTCGCTGGATTCGGGTCTGAAAGGTCGGCGTCTTGGTGACGCTCCAGGCGAGACCGGGCAGTGACGGGAAAACTCCTATGTCCGCCATCAGCTCGTCCGCAGCATCGATCCGTTGCGCATGGCGTTGTTGATGGCAGCAACGAGTGAACTGCCGTTGCTGCGAAAAAACCGCGCCACGTCCTGGCTATCCATCGCCGAGACGCCAAAGTTGACGACGACGGGGGCGCCCCCGCCGCCGGTACTGGCGCCGTTCGGCGTGGCAATCAGGTTCTGCAGACCCTGGGAGATATTCGCCGGCAGCACCATCTCATTGCTGTGCAGCTGCGCGAGCACGCCTCCCGGCCCGAGGCTCGGGACGGCCCACCCGCCCTGCGCGCTCGGCACGATGCCTCCATGCTCAAAGCCGAATAGAGTGCCGATCCCTTTGAAGAGGCTGCCAAAGATACCCCCGGAGCCGAACAGGCTGCCGAGCCCCAAGCTGTCGGCGATGCCGCCGCCCACCACTTCCTCACCGGCGCCGGTGAGCCCCCCCGAGAAGTCCTGATCTCCGCCGCCTGCAAGAAGACTAGCGCCGAAGAGATTACCAATTTGTCCAAAGACACCCTTCACCGCGGAGTTGACAAACTCGGCGATGATCGATTGTGAGAGGTTGGCGAGCGCCTTCTGCACCGTCGTCGTGCCCAGGATGATGCCGGTGACCGAGGTGTCGATTGCGCGCTCGACCGGGGCAACCATATCGTCCCAGGCCTTCCTGTTTGCTTCTGCCAGTTTGGTATCAAGCGCTTGGACCTCGCCGACGTACTTCTCGTAGGCAAGCTCCTGCTCCTCGATTAGCTTTTGCTGGTTGCGAACATCGTTCTGCGCCGCATCGAGCTTCTTCTCGTAATAGGCTTGGTCATAAGACCATTTGAGATCGCGGAGATCTTGCTCCTGCCGGACCTGCTCCGTCGCCGAAATTTGGCCGAGCGCGGCCTCATTATCGATCGCTGCCTTGTAGTTGGCGAATTTCGCGTCGGCGACCTTCTGATCGGCGTTGAGCTGGTCGAGCTGATCGCGTTCGCCTTGCACGGCGAGCTGTTTTTCGAGCTCGTAAATGTTGCGTTCGACCGCCAAGCGGGCATTCGATCCGGCTTCGGTCAGCGCCAGCTTATCCTGCCAAAATGCGAGCTCTTCGTCCTTCGACTGTCCGAAGAAACTTTGCTCGGCCAGCAGCTGTTCCTGCAGCTCCGCGCGCCATGCCGACACGCTGTCGGAGCCGGCCCCGCTGCCAGCAGGCGGGATTGCGTTTGATCGCGCGCCGCCCTTACTACCGGCGTTCCCCGGGGCGGAGTTTGGGATCATGCCGTCACCGACCGACCCCGCGAGGTTTGCGGCCTTGGACTGCAGCGCGCCGATGCTCGATCCGACCTGCGCAGCAGCGGCGTTGATCTGCGATTGCGCCTGCTGAGCGGCGGCACCCAGCCCCGCGAACTGAGCTCGCATCGCATCCGTCGCCACCTGAACGGAATTTGACGCAGTCTCCATTCCGGATTGGAGGTCGTCGGTTTGGGCGCTGATGACGACGCTGGTTTCAATGTCGGCCATGATAGCCCCTCAATGACGTGGGCATCCGAGCGTGATCATTTTCTCGTCGCTGGTGGCGTCCTGCGAGCTTCAATCGCCGCTTCTCGCTCGGCTTCGTAACTCGGCAAAATCGAGCACGACCCCCGGCAGTCCGGCATGAACGTCGCCCGCGCCAAACCCGGGGCCGAGCTCGGCGAGAATACTTTGGAGATCCGAGCTTGCCGCGAGCCCCGGACTGGGACGGGCCGATGGAATCCGCCCGCGCTGATGTCCGCCGACGCCGAGATACGCCCCGACTAGGATGTGAACCGGCGGATGCTCGACCCAATATGCCGTGAGCTCTTCAAAATCGAAGAGCGTCATCTCGTCGATTACGGGGTAGCTGTAGCCGCATGCGGTGGCGAGGAGGCCATAGATATGTCCCCAGCCGTCCGCATTTCCCGGACCGGGTCCGATTGTAGTCCCGCGATCGTCTGGCCTGCCCCCGGGTTCGCCCCGGGGGCCGCCGCTTCCCCCAGGCGGCTATCGCGCAGTTTTAGCCCGGAGCCGGTGAGAACCGCGTTCAGCACCGCACTGGCATTACCAAGGTCGAGCAGGTTCTCGACCATGTCTGCCGTGGCATCGGGATAGTTACGTTGCAGTGCCGTGGCGACGATCTCGACGAGCACACCGATTTGCGCTTCGCCCATCGATGCGCCGATCTCGGTCAATTGCCGCACCTTGGGCATCAGACGGCGGAGCTGACCGAGAGTGAGCGGCGGTACCAGCCAATCCCGGCCGCCCATTGCAATCGTCACGCCCGGGATCATTATTCCACCGTGCTCAGATAGCCGATCGTGCCCGAAGCATCGGCGAAAGCCGAGAAGTCGAGCTCTTGGATTGTCCAGTCGTCGACCTTGGTCGGCAGCGACAATTTGTCGGCCATGCAGGCATTGAGACGCAAGGCCGTCCCACTGCCGGCATACGTGGTGTAGAACGTCGCCTTGAAAGTCGGCGTCGTTCCCATGACCTGGTTCGTGATCGTGAGCTGGCTGCCCGACGTCGTTAGGCTGTAAGTATACGAGATCAATACGGCAGCACTCGCATCGGCGGACGAAAAAGTATAGATGCCGGTAGCGAAGTTTACCGAGTATTGACCCGCTACCGAGGGCGTGGTCACCCGATTGAAACGCTTGCCGGTAGCGGCGTAGACGATGCCGAGATCGTCGTTGTAGCTGGCTGCGTTGGCGACGGTCACGGAGTAAGGCGTCGTCGCCGGCACGCTGGCGGCCTCGAGTTGCGCGACAGCGAACTGTCCGGTGGCCGGGGTCAGCCCGAAGAAGATATCGGAATAAAGCAACCCGAGGATCTGGGCGAACTTTGCCTTACCGGTGATCTTGCCCTGGCCGCGCGCTATCGCCACCGGGAATTGCAGCTGGCCGTACAGCGCCTTGTCGGTCCAATCAAAATCGATTTGAATATCCTGGAGCACGCCGAACTGGCGCGGGCCAATCCCGGACCCGGTCACATCAGTGCGTTCGCCCCAAACCGCACCCGAGCCGAAGCTCAATTGCATGTCAAATACTCCCTTTCAAAACTTTGTCCCAGGCTTGAACCAGGAGGCGCTTCAGCGTCTCCTTGGCGGCATGGGCAACGTTCCAGGCCTGTGTGTCGCGCGCGATCGCCGAGCCCGGGAAATGGTCGTGCCACCAGCGCTCGATCAGCTGGTCGATCGAAACAGTCCTGTCTCCCGGGGCGGTTGGACTTCGCTCGATGTCCTCCAAAAGAACCGGGCTTCCCTCGGAATCTTTCACAGCCATCGGGATACTCCTATGAGCAGGACTTACTACGGAGGCAAAAGAAAGCGCGACTTCGAGCACTTCTCTTTGCTGTCACTCGGCGTGATCACACGCACAATATCTCGACCGGAACGATCGCGATCGCCTGATCGCCGAGCACGCCTTCGTCTGTCTCGATCTTTCCGGCGATGTAGGCGTGCTGCACCATCGTGGGCAATCCAAGGTTCTGAATGCCTGTCGCCGGCGATGGCGCCAGTGCGGCTTCGAGCGCGTCGAGCAGCGGGTTCAGCAGCATTGCCGGCGCCAAATAGGGATCGTTCGAATGGACGTAGACATAGAAATCGGCGTATAGCGTCCACGCGATCGGCGCCCCCAGCGCCTTGGTCACGGCGTGCCCGCCCTTTTCGCTCATGAACAGCGCGGGCTGCTCGGCGGGGGCCACGTCGGCCCAATGACGCAGCCGCCGGTTCGCACTGGCGAAGCTCGCCGCACCGGCCCCACACGCCCAGAGCGCGGCATAGATCGACTCACGGCTGATCATCGGCCGCTCTGCCGCCGCTGGAGACCTGCGTCCCAGGCAATCATTGTGATACCTCCGCCGCCAGAACCGCCTCCACCTTGTCGCGGATGGCCGGCGCCATGTCTTCTAGCGCCGAGCGTAGGAAAGAGCGTTCGGGGAGATCCATGCGGCGATCGTACGCCCGCACGCTGATCGTCTTCTCGGTGATTGGCCGACCGAACGCCTCTCTGATCCGCCGCAGGCTGGCCCTGACACTGACCGTTCCGGCAAAACCGTATTCCTGGACGCCAGCATATCGGCTGTCGCTAAAGACGCTCGCAGTGATGGCGCCGCTGCTCTGATCGACCCGGAGGTCGATGCTCGACTTCAGTGATCCAGTACGGCTCCTGAGCACCTGTCCGCTCAGCTTGTCTTCCTGAACGTGGCGCTGAACCTCGATCCCGAGCTGGGTCATCCCGCGAAGTAGGCCCGAATTAATTGCGTCAGGCAGTGCGCGCAGTCGCTCCAACAACTGCTCGTCGCCGACAAGATAGGCCGTTATCACACAGCACCCGCGAGTGTGGCCGTATCCGTTTGCGTCGGCGCCGGCATCAGGAAGCCGGCGATCGGCGCGACGATCCGGTATTGCTGGATCAGTGTCTTTATCGAGTCGCTCATATCCTTTTGCGAATAGGACACGGTCTCGCCGCCACCGATCGCTCTCGCAACCTCACCGATGCGCGTGCGTTCGCGGTAACGCAGTGCCACGAGCTCGATGCAGGCTTGGGCCAAATCGGGCGGTGTCGTTGCGTAGCCGGCGGTATATTGCACGGTGACGCATCCCGCCTTTCGTGGCACCGTGTACCCTCGGATCACCAGCTGCGTCGGGGTAAAGAGGTACCCCGCTTGGGTCGCAAAGGTGCTAACGACAGCCATGCCGGGTGGCCCGGGTGGGGAAGCGGGGATCGGTGGAATCGTCAAGCCATCGACGACGACGAGGCTGACGGCGGTGACTGGGAACGCCGCGAATTGGTAGCGCACGTCGTACGGGCCAAGGGCGTTTCCTATTCCATCGCGGG